TATTTTCGACTTTTCAATGATGGAAGACGCTGTTTTTGAATACGCCACAGCGGACGGCTCAAGTTTTAAAAACACCCTGCTTATTAACGCAAACTTTGACGGCGCTTCGTTGGTTGGTACATACTTTTGTGAAGCTATAGCGTCAAACGCATCGTTTGTTGACGCAAATATGGAATGGGCGAACCTTGAAGAAGCTTACTTCTACAAAGCCGTAATGTGCGGTGCTTCTTTGCGTCATGCAAGCATGTTTCATGCTAATTTTAAGGAAGCCGACACGTATGGTGTATCTTGGCCGTTGGACTATGGATCGGTGGGAATTCGTGCAGATATGAATTTAGTTAAACGCTTTCTTGCACATATAGCTGGCTTAGGCGTCCCAGAAGAAGAAGAAGAAGAATTCTTTGAGTTGCTGCAGGCAATTAAAAAATATGTTGAAGACTCAAAACCAGCAAGGGAACTTTCAACTTCAAACTGGATAATGTTTATGGAAGCATCAAAAGCGGCGGAATATAGCAAAAAAATAAAAGAAGTGGAAGACGAAAAAAGAAACTTAGAAAATGCGGTTTTTGGGACAGAACTTTAAAAACAAAATAAAAAGTTAAAATAAAAAAGTTCTACGGTGGAACGGAAAATTATAAAAACCGTTCTGCCGTAGAACGAAAAAAAGGAGAATGACGCACGATGAAAATTGTGACAAGTTTTAAAGCTTTAAGGGAAGCAGGTTTTGAAGAAGAAAAAATAAAACGTTTAGAACAAGTAATTGGTGAAGCAGAAAAATACGGCGAAGAAAAACCGATAACGATATCACAAATACTGGATGCTAATGGTTTACACGACGCAATATGAAAGACTATGCTAAAACAAGGGTTGCCAACAATAAAAAAATGTTATTCAAAACAGAATATCTATCTAATGTTATTGTTGCCAATTGGTGGTTAGGAAGTGCCTTTGCCAACGAAGGCGGCGTCAAGCTTAAAAACGGCAAAAAACCTGAAGAACTGCTACGCATTCTAATAGCTTTAGTCACAAAGGAAGGCGACTTGGTGATGGACTTCTTCGCTGGAACAGGAACGACTTGTGCAGCAGCCCACAAGATGAACCGGCAATATATTGGTATCGAAATTTTGGACTACGGCAAAAACGGACCAGTAGCACGGCTGAAAAACGTTATCAACGGCGATAAAACTGGAATATCCAAAAAAGTTGGTTGGAAAGGCGGCGGAAGTTTTGTATACTGCGAGTTACTGAAAAGAAACGGAAAATATATAAACAGAAACGAAGCAACCGCCGAAGAAAGAAAGAAAGACCTGCTATGCAGCGAAGTTTTATAAAATATACCAGGTTAAGAAAAAGTTTACAAAAAGACTTGACACAACGCAGGTATTGTGGTATAATTATAATGGAAGGTGAAAGGGAAATTAACAAGAATGAACTAATAAGTGCCCACCAGTTTAATTTAAAACTTTTTCAAACGTCTACGGATGTCTACGCCTGTCTACACATTGTCTACACATCTCAAAGGTGCCAAGAAGTCAGTTCTCAAGCGGCTTCTTGGCGTTTTGTCTACACATCTACATATAAAAATAAAAATTTTATAAAAAAAATTTCCCAAAACATCCGTAGATGTGTAGACAAAACTTGTAAAGCCTTGAAAATACTGAATGGTCAAGCTTGGTCAATGTGTAGACACATGTGTAGACAAAGCGTAGACAGCGTAACCAGAATTCCTTATATATATCACAAAAATTTCATCCAGGAGTTATTTTTTTCGACAAGAATAAACCAAGTACAATATAGTAGTTTATATAAAGGAACTTGTGATGAACGGCAGCACTTTATGGAAGTAAGTTCCGCTAGGCGGAATAACAATAAAGTAACAAGAAAGGAGCGGTCGTTTGTGAAGTTTCCAGGAAGACAGGAAGTTCGTGAAACAAATAACTATATTGACAGTTTAAAAGTTCCGCCAGAAAAACAAAAATTCCCAAATAAAGTACTTGACAACTTTTATAAAACGTTGTATAATATAAGCATGAAGACTAAAGCGGAAGTACTCAATAAAGTTACGGCGGAGTCAAAAAGGATGTCCAACTATCTTGTGAAGGATAACGGCGTGGCCGTGTGGTGTTTAATATGACGCAAGAACGAAGAAGCGGTCGTGATACTGAATTTGGTGTTTGGTTAAGGGCGCATCCTGAATTAGACAGCAAACTTGGTTTTGTAGCGACTGATATTGACTACGTGTGGGAAAACTACAAAACAGGCGAATGGATGATAATAGAAGAAAAACGCAATATGAAGCGGCCGAAGTTTTATCAAGAAAGAATATTTAACCGGCTTGCAGAATGCTGTAAACACGACAAGAAGTTTTGTGGTTTTCACATTTTGATATTTGAGCGTTCCAACCCTGAAGACGGCAGAATATACTGGGACGATAAAGAAATAACAAAAGAAGAACTAATAAAAATTTTAAGGTTTGACAAAAGTATAAAAAAGAAGTATAATATTATTAGCAGCGAAGAAAGGGGTGCTTAAGTTGGAATTTGAAGGAACGTTAGGAATTACGGCGGAAGAATGGCGTATGATTGAACAAGACTCCAGGGCATGCCGCGAATATATCATAACGTGCAACAAAGAATACATCAATTCCCTGGAAAGGCTAATAAAAAGCGGAAGGACAATAGGTGCTGAAAAGCTAGCTTAGGAAGGACCGTTTAAAATGCCGAGAAGACCAGGCGAAGCTTTTAAAAAACAAAACAATAAAAATAAAAGCATTTCAAACAAAATATATAACCGCTTCAAGCGTGATAACGAACTCGCCGCAATGTATAAAACAAAACGGTGGCAGTCATTAAGGTTATATAAACTAACGCTCAACCCACTTTGTGAATTATGCGAAGCAAAAGGCCTGGTCGTTCCGGCTGAAGTGGTGCACCATAAGAAGGAAGCTAAGGAAAGTCCAGAATTATTCTTTTACATTGACAACCTGCAAAGTTTATGTTCTTCTTGTCACAATAAGGTGCACGGCGGCAAACAGAAAAAGGTTAGTTAGCAATTACCTATAATAAAAAGAAAGGGTGGTTGTTGTGGAATATAAAAATAAAATTCTTTATACAGTGTTTGGTGTAGTTTTAGACTTAGCATTTATGATGATGATGTTTGGTTGGTTGTATTCGTTATTGAGATAACAAAATGCCGGCAAGAAGGCGGTAGGGCGGTCAAAATTCCTACAGCTGCCGCCGAAAAAGAACGGGCGCTAGCCCACGAACGAATTTTCGCGAAATTGATAAGGGGGGGGTGTCAATGGGCAGGGGCAGAAAACCGAAACCAACAGTCCTTAAAAAACTTGAAGGTAACCCTGGTAAACGACCGTTAAATGACTCAGAACCGCAACCAAGAAGCGACTGTCCTGAGTGTCCTGCCTGGTTATCAGATGAAGCAAAAGAAGAATGGAACAGAATAGCACCTGAACTTCATCGTCTTGGTTTACTGACTTATGTTGACATGGCAGCTTTAGCCGGTTACTGCGAGTCGTGGGCTCAATACCAGCGTGCTGTGAAATATATAAACGAAAACGGCGACTTTTTTGTAATGTATAACGAAGATGGTTCTGTAAGATATATGCAGCAAGTTCCGCAAGTTGCTATAGCAAATAACGCTTTAAAACACGTGCGTGCTTTTGCCGCCGAATTTGGTTTGACACCATCTTCACGAAGCAAGTTAAACGTCAAGCCGCCGGAAGAAAAGTCGGAACTTGAAGAATTATTGCAAAGTGCGGTGTAGATAATGCCCTTTGATAAACAAAAAGCCGAACGTGTTGTGAAATTTGTTCAGTCATTACGACACGTCAAAGGAAAATGGGCAGGAAAGCCGTTTTCCTTACAGCAATGGCAGATAGAAAAATTGTTAAAACCACTTTTTGGAACGGTGAATGAAGATGGAACAAGGCAATACAGNACCGCTTTCGTTGCAANACCAAGGAAAAACGGAAAGTCGATGTTGGCCGCAGCCCTTGCTTTGTATGCTTTATTTGCTGATGGCGAGACAGGAGCAGAAGTTTATTCCGCCGCAGCAGAAAGGGAACAGGCAAGTTTAGTTTTTAATATGGCGGCTCAAATGGTTAGAATGTCACCAGAATTAAACAGAAGGTGTAAAATAATAGACTCACAAAAAAGAATTGTTTATTATGAAAAGAATTCTTTTTATCGTGCTATTTCAGCGGAAGCCTATTCTAAACACGGTTATTCGCCGAACTTTGTGGTTTATGATGAACTTCATTGTGCGCCCAACCGTGAACTGTGGGACACGCTGGTTTCCGGAATGGGCGCAAGAACTCAACCGATGATGTTTGCTATAACAACCGCCGGTTATGACAAAAACTCAATATGTTGGGAAATTTGGGACTACGCAAGAAANGTTCGTGATGGAATTATAGAAGACCCAACCTTTTTTCAGTTAATTTATGAAGCAGAAGAAAATGAACCTTGGAATAATGAAAAAACTTGGAAAAAAGCCAATCCGAACTACGGAATATCAATTCAGCCGCAGTTTTTAGAACAAGAAGCGTATCGAGCTGATCAGATGCCAGCTTATCAGAATACTTTCCGCCGACTTTACCTGAACCAGTGGGTTACACAAGAAACTAGATGGTTAAGTATAGATAAATGGGACGCTTGTTTTGGCGTTCCGAATTTTCCGGAATACGAACCTTGCTATCTTGGTTTAGACCTTTCAAGCACAATAGATATAACAAGCGCTTCATTATTTTGTCCTGCTACTGGTGCAGTTTTAAATTGGTCGTGGATACCTGAAGAAAATATGATTGAGCGTGAGCGACGTGACAAAGTTCCCTTTTCACAATGGGTGCGTGATGGTTGGATATTTGCAACACCAGGAAATGTTATCGACTACGGTTTTATAAGAAAAAAAATAAACGACTTAAAGCAAGAATATCCTGGTTTAAGAATTGTTGGTTATGACCCTTGGAATGCTACTCAGCTTGCAATACAGCTGGAACAGGAAGACGGCATTCCTGTTATACCAATACGACAAGGATACCAAACGTTGTCGCCTGCATGCAAAGAGCTGGAAAGGCGAGTTTTAGGCGGCGACTTGTGCCATGACGGTAACCCTGTTTTAAGATGGGCGATGGATAATATGGTAATTCAAACCGACCCTAACAACAACATCCGCCCTGTGAAAAACAAAGCTACTGAAAGAATAGATCCTGCCGTTAGTTTAATAATTGCTATAGCGGCATGGCAACAAGCGGAAGAAGACCACGTTTCCGTATACGAAACACGTGGTGTTCTAGCTTTTTAAAGGGGGAATAAATTTTGGGAGTTATACAAAGAATAAAAGAAAAGTTTAACAAACGTTCGACAGGAAACGTTGCAAACCCACCGCTTTGGTTAAGCAACTTCTTTTCCGGCGGAATATCAAACACAGGGCTAAATATAACAGAAGATGACATGTTAAAGGTTTCGGCGGTATACGCTTGTATAAACTTGATAACTAATACGATAGCTTCGCTTCCTTTTCCAGTTTACGAACGAAAAGAACGTGGGCGTGAGCGTGCTCGTGACCATTATTTATACAAAATACTTCAATATGAACCGAACCCTGAAATGACAAGTTTTGACTTCAGGAAGTTTATGCAATATCAGCTTGAGCTTTTTGGGAANGCTTATGCAAATATCGTTCGTGATAACGCCGGCAGGGCTATTGANCTGTGGCCAATTCCGGCGATGTACGTACGACCAAGACGAAACGCAAGCGACCAACAGTTAATTTATGATGTAATGGTTCCTGGCGATACAATTAGAACGCTTTTAGAACACGAAATACTGCACTTGCGTGGTTTAGGCGACGGCCTTCTTGGTTATCCGCCGCTGAAGTACGCACGTGAAATAGCCGCTTTAGCTTTGGCGGCCGAAGGATACGGCGCAGGCTTTTTTGCTAATGGCGCTGTGGCTTCAGGAATAGTTGAAATGCCAGGAAAAGTATCGGAAGAAGCAAAAGAAAGGTTTAAAAAGTCCTTCAGGGAACAANATGAAGGTTTGGGAAATAAGCATCGTATAGTGTTTTTAGAAGAAGGTTTAAAATTCCACCAAACTACTGTTCCACAGGACAACGCCCAATTTATTGAGACAAGAAAATACCAGGTTGAAGAAGTAGCAAGGTTTTTTGGTGTTCCGCCACATAAAATTGCTTCTTTAGATAGGTCTACTTATTGTTTGCCGGCTGACGCACTGATTTTTACTGAACGTGGTCCTGTAAAAATAGTTGATGTAAAACCAGGTGAAAAAGTTTGGTCAAGAAAGGAAAATGGCGACTTTGTACTTTCTCGTGTGGCTCGTGTCGTTGAGTCCGGTGAAGATAAAATTTTAACGATAAGAACTAAAAATAGGAAATTGCGACTAAATTCACGACATCGTGTTCTAGCACGCAAAGCTTACCTTAGGCCTGCGCAAGAAGGTGAAACAGGCGGAATAAATATAGATGGAAAGTTTTTTAGAAAAGAATGGAAAACCGAATATGTACCAGCCGGCGAATTAAAAGTTGGAGACCTTATAGTCCAGCTTGCAAAGCTTCCAGACGTTGAAAACAACGAAGCACCCACCAGAATTGTCGATGAAGCTTTTATGGAATTTCTTGGTTTGTATTTAGGCGACGGCTCAAAAACCAAAAAGCGTATTTGTATANCTCGTGCTAATAACGCTGGGTATATGGANCACTTNAGAAAGACAATTCCACAAATTTTTTCAAAATTTAGTGACATAGTTGGTCGTGGTGACACAACGAATGCTGAACGTGAACCTGTTAAGCTGATTGAAAGAGATAAGTCGACAACTTTTTGTTCCGTTGAAGCTTCCAACGAACTGGACGAATTAGGCTTATCCGGAACAGCTTGGACTAAACGTGTCCCTGAATGGATATTTAGTTTATCGGATAATTTAAAAATAGCCTTCCTTCGTGGTTTTCTTGAAGCCGACGGACATGTTGATAAGAATGGAAGTGCGCACTTTTATAGTGTTAACCTAACTATGCTTGAGCAACTAAGACATCTTGC